GTGGAGGAAAATCTTATGCAATGTTGGCAGATCCTCTTAGGTATATTACTCATCCTCAGTTTTCTGGTCTACTTATACGACATACAACAGAGGAACTAAGAGAACTTGTTTGGAAATCTCAGGAACTGTATCCTAAAGCGATACCAAACATTAAATGGTCTGAAAGAAAGATGCAATGGGTATCACCGCAAGGTGGTAGGCTCTGGTTTTCATACCTAGATAGAGATGAAGATGTTTTACGCTATCAAGGTTTAGCATTTAGTTGGATAGGCTTTGACGAACTTACACAATGGGCTACTCCGTTTGCGTGGAACTACCTAAGATCGAGACTACGTACACCTGCTTCTGACCTTCCGATTGCTATGAGAGCTACTACAAATCCTGGAGGTGCAGGACATCAGTGGGTTAAGAAAATGTTCATAGATCCTGCTCCTGCTAATCAATCGTTTTGGGCTACAGATATTGATAATGGGCAGGTTCTACGTTATCCTAACGGACATACCAAAGAAGGTGAGCCGTTATTTAGACGTAAGTTTATTCCTGCAAGATTATTTGACAACCCTTATCTTGCAGAATCTGGTGATTACGAAACGATGCTTTTGTCGTTACCTGAACATCAGCGCAAGCAATTACTTGAAGGTAATTGGGATGTAGCAGAAGGTGCTGCATTTCCTGAATGGAATACAGACATACATGTTATTGAACCATTTGATATACCTAAAAGTTGGAAAAAGTTTAGAGCTTGTGACTATGGATATGGAAGTTATAGTGGTGTTGTTTGGATTGCAATAAGTCCTAGTGAACAGTTAATAGTATACAGGGAATTATATACACAGAAAGTATTAGCTACTGACTTAGCTGATATGATACTAGAAGCTGAAGAAGATGATGGAACTATTTCTTATGGGGTGTTGGACAGTAGCCTTTGGCACAAACGTGGGGATACTGGTCCATCTCTGGCAGAACAGATGGTACAACGAGGTTGTCGCTTTAGACCGTCAGATCGCAGCAAAGGCTCAAGAGTCGCAGGAAAGAATGAACTCCATAGACGATTACAAGTTGACGAGTTTACCGAAGAACCAAGACTAGTGTTCTTTAATACGTGTAGGAATATTATATCGCAATTACCTTCTATACCTCTGGACAAAAGAAACCCAGAAGATGTTGATACAAAAGCAGAAGACCACTTGTATGACGCATTGAGATATGGTATAATGACAAGACCTAGATCAAGTCTCTGGGATTATGACCCACTTAACGCTGTAGAATCTTTTAAACCTGCAGACCCTAATTTTGGATATTAAATATGGCAATAGATGACGATACACAATTTGAAATAGACGAAGTAAGTGCAATAGATGATATATCTGCAAAAGCAAATGCAGATCCTGCTGTTGGACATATAATAAGTTTAGTTAAAGAAAAGTTTCATAAAGCAGAAGATGCTAGACAGTCTGATGAAGAGAGATGGCTTAAAGCATACAGAAATTACAGAGGTTTGTATGGACCTGATGTACAGTTTACAGAAACAGAAAAATCTCGTGTATTTATTAAAGTTACAAAAACTAAAACACTGGCTGCTTACGGACAAATTGTAGATGTTTTATTTGGAAGTGCTAAGTTTCCTCTTTCTATAGATCCTACGGTGTTACCTGATGGAGTTGCTGAATCTGTATACTTTGATACTAATCCTCAAGCAGATCCTAGTGCTAGTAAAAGAGCAATACCTGATACACCGTATCTTATAGGCGATGATGGAAAACCTACTCCTGTAGAAGGTATTACACAAGATGATTTAGAGGGCAGGTTAAGTTATTTAAAAGATTATTTAGCACCAGTAGCTGATAAACTAGCCGAGGGAGCAGGAACAACACAGACTCAGATTACTTTTCATCCGTCTATGGTTGCAGCTAAAAAGATGGAAAAGAAAATTATGGATCAGCTTGATGAGTCAGGTGCTAATAAACAACTGCGTCATGCCGCCTTTGAAATGGCATTATTCGGCACTGGTATTATGAAAGGTCCGTTTGCAGTAGATAAAGAGTATCCTAAGTGGAATGAAGAGGGTGTATATGAACCCTTAATAAAAACTGTTCCTAAAACAAGTAATGTATCTATTTGGAATATGTATCCTGATCCAGATGCTAAAAACATGGATGAAGCTCAGTATGTAGTAGAACGTCATAAGATGTCAAGATCTGAGTTACGCAATCTTAAAAGCAGACCCTTCTTTCGCAGTAATGCATTAGATAATGCTATCGAATTAGGTGAATCCTACGATAGAAAATACTGGGAAGAAGCAATGGTTGATAATGAAACGCATTCTACTATCAATCGTTATGAGGTTTTTGAGTTTTGGGGATACGTAGATACTGAGGTACTTAAAGATCACGATATAGATATTCCTCCTGAGATGAAAGATCTAGAGCAAATATCTGTAAATATATGGGTATGCAACGATCAAGTTATTCGTATGGTTATGAACCCATTTAAACCTGTTCGTATTCCTTACTACGCTGTGCCTTATGAACTTAATCCGTATAGTTTCTTTGGTGTAGGTATAGCAGAAAATATGGATGATACCCAGACTTTAATGAATGGGTTTATGCGTATGGCTATTGACAACGCAGCTTTGAGTGGAAATTTAATTATTGAGGTAGATGAAACTAATCTAGTTCCAGGACAAGACCTAGCAGTATATCCAGGAAAAGTATTTAGGAGACAAGGAGGTGCTCCAGGACAAGCATTATTTGGTACAAAGTTTCCTAATGTTGCAGGAGAGAATATGCAGCTATTTGATAAAGCTAGAGTGCTTGCAGACGAGAGTACAGGCTTTCCTAGTTTTGCTCATGGGCAAACAGGTATTCAGGGTGTAGGTAGAACTGCATCAGGTATATCTATGCTTATGTCAGCCGCTAATGGATCAATACGAAATGTTGTTAAAAATATAGATGATTATCTGCTTGCTCCTATAGGTAAAGCTTTCTTTAGCTTTAATATGCAGTTTGATTTTAATCCTGAAATAAAAGGAGACTTAGAAGTTAAAGCACAAGGAACTGAAAGCTTAATGGCTAATGAAGTAAGAAGTCAAAGACTAATGCAGTTCTTAGGAGTTGTAAGCAATCCAGTACTTGCTCCTTTTGCTAAAATGGATTACATTGTTCGTGAAATAGCAAAGTCGATGGATCTTGATCCTGATAAACTTACAAACTCTTTAGCGGATGCTGCTGTACAAGCAGATTTATTACGTGAAATGAATCCTGAACCGCAACCTCAAATGTCTCCTGAGGGAGTGCCACCACCTCAACAAGGAGGACAACCTCCTGCAGGTATTCAAGTACAAGATACAACAGGTAGTGGCGGTGGTCAGATAGGAACTGGCACAGCACCATTACCAGATGAACAAGGATTTACAGGTAATGTCGCTCAAGCAGTTGGTTAATAATAAAAAGATATATGATTCTTTCTTAGAAGAATTAGAATCACAAATACAAATGTACCAAAGAAGTCTAGAACAAGCAGATCATGACGTATTAGTTTATAGACTACAAGGTAATATAGCTTCATTAAGAAGATTAACAAAACTTAGAGAACAGGTTAATGGCTCAAACTAGCTTTGACAAAAGCACTAACGAAGATACCACTATTCCTGATGCTTTAAAATGGATGTGGAATAATCCTAAAAAAGCAGGAATGACTGCTCTTGAAATGACTCCTATTATTGGTGATACTTTATTGGCTAAAGATGCAGTACAAAGTTTTTCAGAAGGGGATATTAAAGGCGGCTTAATAGATACTGCAGCTTTAGGAGTAGGCTTGATTCCTGTGGTAGGAGATATAACAGCCAAAGGTATTAAACAATTAAAGCACCTTGATTTTATTAAACAAGCCGTTTCTTTAGACTCTCCTAATGTTTATAAAAATCTTTTTCATAAAGATACAAATTTTGCTAAAGAGTACGGTGGTGAATTAAAATCGATTAAATCTGGTAGTGAAAAAATTCCAATTTCATTAACAGATAAAGAGTTAATAGAAATACAAAAAGATATAAAAAAATTAACACAGTATCATTTAAAAGATTTACCTGATAATATTACTGTTTATAGATATGGTGATTTAGACACTGAAAGAGGTGTTAGTTCGTTTACTTTAGATCCAAATTATAATGCATCTTTGAATTTGCCGTGGGAAAAAAGACAAAAAAATCCTATGCAAAAATTTAAAGTTAACAAAAAAGATGTATTAGTTAGCCCAGACATAAATTCTCTTTTTAGCGGTG